ACTTGATTAGCTAGCTTTATGCTTCTTACTTCTCTAATGTCTATAGCATCTTCTAAGTCAATAAGCCCAGCTGATAATGCTGTTTGTATGTTGTTTTCTAGCATTGCTTTTTCCTCGTCATCAGGCGTTAGCTCTAGGAATATACCAAAGTCGTATAAATGAAGATCACCCATCTCCTGTAGGGTAGCAACATTATGTCCACCAATTTTCTGTATAAACGCCTCTTTAGTCGGAGAGTATTCTAATACATCAGAGATTCTTAAAGATAAACACTCAGCTAAATCAGCTGTTAAAAACAAACCAGCTGTAAGTATATGCCTTGTAGCTGTATTTGAGTTAGCTGCTGCTATTTTTTGAACACCAACTAAAGCCTTAGCATCTGGTGTTGATCCATCTCTAGCTTCGTTTAACCCTGTAGTATCTCTTATCATTTGTAGATAATAATTGTACGTTTGGATCAACGCTGCCATTTTACCGCCACCAGCTCCACTTGTTATCTCTTGTATAGGTACTTTACCAGGATTCATATCACCTTCTTGAGTAAATGATCTACCAATCACAGACCCCGTTTGAAAGAACATATTTAATGCTTCTTGAGGATTATAATTAGTTCCATTGCCTAAGTCTATTTCAGCTAAACCATCAGCATCAAGGTAAACACCATCTGGCACCATTCTTGATAACACTTGTTGAAGCTTTAAATGAGTTAATTGAATCATATCGGCAAAGCCAGTTATACGACTTACTAAAGATTCAATATTACCTTTATACATTCTTGGAGCTACAATACTATAATTCATTTTAACTTTAGTATGATCGCTTTTAGGACGCATCATGTTTTTAGCTAACTCCCACTGAAGTAAGTAATCAGTACCTAATATTAACACACCTTCATACAACACTTCTAAGGACCTAGATAATTTTCCAAACTGTTCTTCAAGCATTTCAACTGGCGGATCAAACTGGTCATCTCTAAGCACAACCTTTGAAGCTCCAGTAGCTGTTTCTTTAACCTTGTACACCTCGTTCATGTAGGTTTTAAAGTTAAAGTACAAAACTTGTACCGTATTAACATCTGGACTAGCAGAGTTGTTTAATGGACGGTCGTAGTAGCTATTGCTTTGGTATGACGTTTTAGATATTTTCTCTAAATCATCGTTTGTTAAGTGTGGAAACTGCTTTTTTATTTCATTTATAGTAACATCTTTTACTTCACCAACATAGTATACGTCTTGAAAATTAGGGTCTTCAGTGTAAGAATATACTAGATTAGCAGGGTCTACGTATTCAATCATGATACCTTCCGACAATGTAAATCTATTTTTTATAGCACCAATACCTATTGTGGTTAGATCGTAATAAAAGCGTTTCTTAGTTAAATTGTAGTTATTACCGTCAAGTAAAGTGTTTATAGCTTGCTCTTCGGCCATTTCAACAGCTTGCTTATATGTTAGCTGCATATGAACTTCTAACTCTTCTTGAGTTTCAGGTAAATCTTATTCATTGTTTTCAAATAAAGCTATATTAAAATTTTCCTGTACAAAGTTGTTGAGATCTTTTGTGTACATATCTCTAAGTACACTTTCCATATAATCAGTTCTTTTACTCACTCCATAAGGATCTTGTGAGTAAGCTTTTATATCAAAAGATCTTTCAGATATACCATTAACGACAATGTCTACAAACTTTGGTATAATAGGCACGGGCTTCCAGTCTAGGTTTAAATAAGACAAGTCGCCGTTGATAGATAGTTCATCTTTGTATTTCTGTATAGGCTGCTCACCTCTAGCGTATAACCTTAACTTGTGAAATGTATGTTGATTGCTTCTATGTCTATTTGTACCAGAATCCAATTGAAACCATTCATCTTGAATAGCTCTACCAACCTTGAGTCCATACTCAGAAGACATTTTTTCAGCATCACTAGCTACTTGACTAGGAAAAGTACTTTTTACAACTGATTCAGCCATATTTATTTTATTATTTTTGAAATTGAATCGCCATTACTATATTTAGCGATGCTTAAGTTTAATTTTTGTTTTTGCATAATTGGATTAGGTCTATATAAATTTTTATTACAAGCCATTATAGCTAAACCAGAACTTATAGCAGCATCGTATTTTGTTCTGTTATTTATATCAAATTTTGCCCAATCATTTAAAGTTTCGCTAAAGTATAAATCACCATAGTTACCATTTTCTTTTAACCCAACGTATTTATCTATGTAAGACTCTATAGCCGCAGCGTGAGCTTGTTTTATATCTTCACTTGAGTTAGGTATTCCACCTATTTCTTTTTCTGCTGTAGAGAGCTTGTTCCAGATTTTGTCTGGCCTATTCATAGAGTAACCTCTATACCCTCTTCTTTTAAAATAGTATAATAACCTAGGTTTATTGTTTTCAGCTAATATAGGCATGCCATAAAATACACAAGCCATAAGAACGTCTTCAAAAAATATTTCAGCGGTTTGAGGTCTTGCTACATATTCTAAAAAAAATGTGTTAGGCGGTGCATCTTCCATGCTAAACTTGGTCAATCCGTGTAAAGCTCCTTTTGATCCATTACCACCAACTGTGCCTGATATATCATAACTATCACATCCAAAAGCTCCCATGTGATCATTACCAGGGTATTTCATACCGTTTTTTAAAACTTGACGGTTTTGAATATCATGAGTAGGAACCCAAGTTATTTTAAATCTCCCTTGCGCGTTTGGTGTAAATAAAACTTTTGAATCTTTAATTCCATTTTCCCAGCTAAAACTACCTGTGCTAACTACACCTGTGTTTCTTAAGTCTTGGTTGTAGTCGATCTGCTCGTATATTTTTGCTAAATTAAATAGACTGCTTTTTGTTTCATCTCTAAACGCGTGCTCTTCTGTGCGCGGAAACTGTCTATAAAATTCATTTAAAGCATCTTGGTCGCTCTTTAATCCTTCAGCCTCATTATTCCAGTGCTCTATAATTCCAATGTCTATAACATCACCGTAAGGACCTTTAGCTTCACTACTAGGTGTATCAAAAACTGGGTATCCGTATTCATCTATAAAACCTTCGTAGTTCCACTCCATAGGTATAAATAAAGAATACAAGCCAGACTTTGTTTGACCGTTTTTATTTCTTTTTGTAGCATCAGAAGAGTAGTATAATTTCTTAAAGTTTTCCCCTCCTTTGTCTAAAGCGTTTGACGTTGATCCCATCATACACTTACCTATAATTCTAGCACCTAAACGTAAACACGTTTTTGTAACTCTCCAGTTATTTAAAATATTATCTGGTCTTTCCCACTTTCCACTTTCGTCGTGTACTAGTAGTTTTAATTTTTCACCGTCATACGAGTTGTCTCCGGTATTCTTCCAGTCAATTGTTGTGTCAAGGCCTTCTAGTAATTCTTGGTCTTGCTTGTTTTGAATAGACTTTCTAGTTAATCTTGATGCTGGTATCCTGTAGGCCAGCTCGGTCTTTGGGCGGTCCATACCCGTCTTGTATCGGTTTGAAAAAGAACGGATAATTGACAGATATGGGTACGACTTTATCCGTGAACATTTTCTTCGCATCGGAGCCAGATTTGGACAATATCCCGAATCGTGCGTCGCTTGATATTGTGGCCATATTGACCGTCTCTCCGGAAGCCATAAACGAAAAGCCTGAACGTCTGTTTTTGATATAAGACATACCGTAGCATCTTCTGTCTGCTTTACAAGCTTCCCAGAATAGGTAGAATAGTCTGTTAGCTTCCCTGAATTCTGGGTTGCCAACGTCAATCTTAGACCACTGCAAGTACATAAAGTGAGTGCCAGTAATGTAAGTAGCCACGCCTTTATTATTGAACCAATGACCTTCTTCTCTGCGTTTAAATTGTTCATCTATATATGGTTCCCATTTGTTTTGAAATTCCTCAGGATATTCCCTCCACTCAAATACGCTCTGTATTCGCTTCAACTCCTTAGGATACTCTTCAACAGTCCACTTATTGGTAGACTTGTTTGTTTTAGAAGGGGTTTTTGGAAGTGCAATTTTTAACCCCTGTATCTCGTATATATCACCTATTTGACCTGTCTTGCTTATAACTACAATGTCATTTTCTTTATTGTAGCCATATTCCCATTTTTTAGATTTGTTTAATCTAGAAATTGTAGTAAGCTTTACGGGTTCAACGATTTTATATAAAGTTTGCTCGTACATTATTTAGATCTTTTTTCAGCGAATCCACTAAATGACTTTTTAGCTATTTCTTCTTTAGGTTTATTGTCGAGCATATCTTGCTCTTCTTTTATTCTGTTTAATATTTCAAAAGCGTCAAATATAGCTAGCTTCTTTGTAGCTGCAGCATTTTTTAATCTATCTGCTGATATATCGTCATCTGAATCAACGATAGCTTCTTTAGCTACTTTGATTAATTCCTCAACTGCCTTGTGTCCAGCTTGGATTATATTCGACTTCGTTTCCTTGATATTCATATTTGATTTTAATTTGATTGGTTGGTACTCTATAGAGTCTTTCTTTTTCAATAAAAAACTCGTACTCCATACCTACTTTAAAAGAAACTAACGTTCCTTTATCTATACTTCCATCTGTGTATTTTACAATACCAAGACCTGGTTTTTCAAAATCTGTAGAAAACATTTTATCTTCTTTTATAGGTTTTATAAAACAAAAACCCTTTTCAGACTTCCACTTACCATTTGATTTATAAGCGTATATTTGATCTGGCTGGGCAAAATACTTATCTTCTTGGAAATAGCTTTTGCTGTTTTTCTCATTACCTCTAACGTCATAAAATCTTCTAAACACATTGTGATGAAGTATAACTTCATTTCCTTCTTCTATGTTAGTTTTCCCTAATAAAGGAGTAGCTAACACTATACCGTGCCTACTTACGTAGTTATGGTTTTGTAGCTCAGTGTTTAACAGTAACTCGTTTCCGTTGACTTGAACTGAAGAGCTTGATCTTCCGCTTTTAGGCTTTACTATAAAATCATGAATTGACCTCATTAGTACTGTAAATCGTATTCTACAGCTATTGCCATATTTTTATTAAAATCTTTCCAAGGTAAAGTTTCTTTATTTTTTTCTCTATATATAGAGTACTTTTTTTCTTCCTCTACTATATTAGCTATAACATGACCGCCATACACTTCCTGTCCAACAGAATAGTGCATAGCGTCGTTTTTATAGTCTTTTCCAATACTAATCTTCCGTATCAACCTCATTTTCTATTTTTTCAAAAGACCCATCATTTATGTTGATAGTTATATCTCCATAATACTCCCTTAATCCATCTTGAAATTTTTGTAAATCCTCTTTAACCTTGCTAGCTCCGCGTAGTATTTGGTGTTTTTCAATTTCCAACTCACCTAGTTTTAACTGATGCTGGTTAAAATTTTTAACTAAATCCTGCAACTCAGTTAATTCTTCTTTTTTAATTTCTTGTACTTTCTTCATTTTATTAAATTTAATTGTTATTTATAAGTTTATTATTACGTGTAAACTCAATTATTTACTCCCCTAT